TTTAGACGTCTGCTTTAACGAATCGTATATTTTATTTTTGCTTTGCTGATTATAACTTTGTGATTCTTCCTCATCTAGGTCTCTTATTCTCAAACTGTCCACATCAAACTCCAAGTCTACTTTCTGTCCAACACCAGAACTACTTCTAGTCTTCATGAACTGTATCTGATATCTGCCACGTTCCTTCATTGCCCTACTCGTGAATATACCTATCACGTTGTCAGCAGTTTGTATCTTGGATAGTCCACCTGATATGTGAGAGTGATCAAACTCTATCTCTTCAACACTGGCCCTGTTCAACTGTGATGCTGTTGCCAGTATACATTGTTTTTCCACAACTAAATTTCTAAGTTCTTCAGAAACATACTTGTCTTTGATAAACAAATCTGCCGGGGATATTCTTTTTGATTTTGGCATCATGAGATCCAAATAGTCTATCAATATACAATCTATTTTCTTTTTTGTTTTCAGCTCTAATTCTTTAAGGTATGTTCTAATATCTAATACATTACTGCCACTTGGCAAGTATTTGATTTGTAAATTTCCTGCTTTCTTTGCCAGCATCTTAACTTTCATTTCTACAGTATCTATTTCCGGAAAAACTTTCTTGGTTGGAATGTTAGTCATCATGGCATCTAATCTCATGGCTGTAAGTTGTTCACTTAATTCAAACGATATGTAAACTGTATTCAAACCAGCCAGTGACCAATTAACTGCAAGATTCTGTAAGAATAAACTTTTGCCGGCACCTGATCCACCTGCAAATATGTTTAGTTCTCCTCGGTTAAATCCACCAAACAGTTTCTTATCTAAATTGGCCCACCCTGTGCTGATTTGCCCGTTGGAGTTTTTTAAAGCCTCCAACCTTGCTTTAGGATCATCAAAATAATCTGTTCCTAAATCTCTTGTAAGTCCAACGTTCACTGCTTCTTTGACCATGTCTTCCACGGGTGCATAGTCTCCTCGTTCTAACATATCTGCCGACGAAAGTATTGCACGTTCTAATGCCTTATGTCGACAAAATGTTTCAAACTCGTCTAGTAACCAATTGAAGTGTGCTGGATCTAAATCTTTTGCTGTTTTAAGTTTTATATCGTGTTCTGCATTTACTATTTCTACTTCTGGCATAACCTTATATTCGTCCATATACTCTTTGATAAACTTTGCAATTGGTTGCAGTTTTCTATCAAATGCTTTTGGTTCAAATATATTTTGTGCTCTTGCAAACGATTCGGCATCTGCTAACAGCATTTCCATATACAACTTTTGTACATCGAACGAATAGTTTTTTGCTTCAGGTTGTTGATCTTTATAATCAGCCATACATCTTTCTCTTTAAATCTATTTTTAGTTTACTTGATTCTGTACTTTTTAGTATAGATTGTATAGTAAATAGTCTTCCATATTTTAACACAGCATCGGCCACATCGTCAACTCCATCTTCCCATTCTGGAAAAGCAACAGACCATCCAAATTCTATAGCCTGGTTAATCAACTTTTCTCCTGGTGCATCTCTATCAGGAACAACTATCACTTGTCGATTTAAATTGTTAATCAATTCTCTTTGTACATCATTTATCTCTGAGCCAAGTATGCTGACTCCAGAAACGGTAATTGCATCAAATGGACCTTCTGTTACCAACACAAACTTTCTTGACCAATCTTGTACGTCCATATTGAACACATAGCCTGGTTGCACGTCGGTATAGTATTTTACTTTATCTGATCCGTCAAACAGTCTGCCTGTAAATCCAACAATATCACCTCTCCAATAAAATGGAATCAATAATCTTTTATCTACGTCCCAGGTTTGATCTGGGGAATACATGAAGTCATACCAATCCGGACCTATACCTCTGGTTCTGAGATAATCTAGTAATCCGTTTATCTTCTCCCATTGTGGTGCAGTTAAGTCCTTTGCAAAATACTTTTCCAACCAAACTTCTAGGTTGTGTGAATTTTTAGGAAGGTTCTTGTGTTTGAATGTTACAAATTTTTTCTTTTCGTATTTGAAGTCTGAGGCTTCTTCCCTCATGGCCTCTATTGCTAATTTTTTTATTGTGTCTTCTGGTATACCAAGCCAACCCATCAAGGTTCGCATTTTTTGTGTTAGCCTACGTCCAATTATGTATGATGTCTTGTATCCACAGTTGAAACAATGATAAGATAGGGCGCCGTCCACACCTGTCATGATTCCGCCACGTTTCTTTTTGTCCTGCGATTCGCCATTATGTATGCAACAAGGTGCATTGAAACTTATCCATCCACTTGGGGTTTTCTTTTTACCGCTAGGCAACGAAGTCAGAATTGTATTCTGTATCAGGTTCATATTCTACTATTTTACTGTCTATAAAGTATTTTGTCAACTGAACCAGTGTTACCAGATGAGTTACCCCAACTGAATCTTATTTGTTGGTAAACACCATTGAAGTTGTAATAGTTGACGGCAGATGAACTGCTGAAGTCTACGCCCGGTTTTGCTTGACCATCTAAGGTAATATCAAACCAATTGGTAGTGTTAGTGTCGCTTTCCATTGTGCCCTGCACTCTTAATGTGCCGGTAAAGTTTGTTGTGTAAACTTGGATTGTGTGTAATGCTTTGTTGTTGTTGATTCCTGGTCTTGCGTCTATCACAGAAGATGTTCTTGGCAGTGGACCAGTAGTAAGTGTGAATGTTGATGTTTCATGACTACCCACAAACTCCGGATATGCTCCATCTAGTACTTCGATAGTGCCGCCTGCAACATAACTTGTATCTGTATAAGTCACTATCGTACTTCCGTCTTCTTTGATTTCTTTTATAGAATAGTTGTAAAACTTGGCATCTAACCCTAATAAATCACCATCAGATATCTCGCATACTGCCTGGCCTTTTTTTGATACTGTGCTTCCATCGTCGATTGGTTTTAGTGTTTTTGTGATTACTGCTTTCTTTGATTGAGTATCTATAATATCTAATTGATAGTAATTACCCGTGTCTACAGTTTTTGCAGATACGTCCTGCTTCTTCTGATCTTCGTTTTTGAACGTAAATGTAAGGGGATTAGTAACTCCTCTATGTAGTGTTAGTCGTCTATCGTACACTTTTGAATTCCTTCCGTGATAACCACTTTGGTAAACAATTACCATCTGTTTTATTAAATACCTTTGTATTGTTTGCATAGTACATATTTAACAATATTTATGGACAGAGAATGAATGAAGTTTTTAACACACTGAGGGACAAATTCCCATTTTTAAGCCTTATAAGAAAGGGTGACATGGAGTTTGTGGGCATCGTACAAAATGAAGACGCAAATGTGATCAGCTTTTACGATTACGGCAGTCTAATGAACCCGCAGGACAAAATGAGATATTTGAAGTGTGGTGAAATTTGGTGGTACGAGTCAAATAGAAAAATACCAATTAATATCTTCCTCAAAGGTGATTTTAGGTATTTTAGAAATACTCTTAAAACATTAAACTCAAAAGATGTAGAAATAGCACATGGGCCAACAGTGAAGCTGGCTGAAATTTCAAAGAAGCGAGTAAAAAGAAGAACTATTCAGTTAGTAAGACGTCCGATCTAATCTAATTTCTTTTCAGGAAGTATAGCACCAGTTGTAAGATAGTGTTGTGTTAACGGACTATCTGGCTGATAACCATATGGATCCTTTTTAGAAGCGGAGTATTTTTTAGAACGTTTTTTTTGGATTTTCTTTTTAGGTTTTTGATGTTGCATCAAAGCTATATTTATCACGTGCAATCAAATTCATCTGTACAACGATAGCCTGGGCATATGCAATGGCATGGGATTTTTTAAAGAAGTATGAGCCATCTGCAGGTTTAGTCCAGACTTCTTTCATTATATCTTTCCAGTCCTTGTACATAAGTCCTCTTTTTGCAGGACGTATAATTGCCAATACAGCCGCAAGTTGTTCTATCGTTTTAGGTTCAAGTTTGTTAACAATATTAAAGTGTCCATTCAAATGGAAAAGGGTTTCAACAGTTTTTGCATCTTTGAGCATGTCCCAATCAGGTTCTTGTATCATTAATTCTACAAGCTCTTGCTCGGACTTGACATCTTTGTATATGTTCACATTCAAGCAATCAATTTTGAAGTATCCTCTATCTTCCGCTTTCTTGTGATCCAATGTGGCTTGGCCATCTATAGGATCAGTTGGTACCGCATGAAAGTAAACACCGGTTTTATGTTTTTCTATTTTATCATCTTTTATAATAGATGCAGGCGAATGTTTGAATAATTTCAGTACACCGTCTCTATCAAAAAAGTCTATGTCTACATCAGGCATTTTTCTTTTTGTAATCCTTTATTGTTTTCTTTAATTCTCCACCTTCAAAGTTTGGTAGATTCATTAATGTGTTTAACACTTGATTGTTTGGATCAAGTTTGTAAACTTCTATACCTAGTGAGTTTATAAATCTATCATCCATTGCTGTCTTAATATATTTTCCCATTAGTGATATTTTCCTTTGTTATAACTTATAAAATGATTGCGAGCCCCGGGGTGCAAGAATTCTAATACGTCTAATAATTTTTTATAGCCGGGCGTAACAAGAGTTTGGTGATCCATTTTTGGCATTACCACTCTACCAACTGATCCATCTCTCTTTATTATCACACACGAGTCACCATCCTCAAATTGCAAATCGTCGGATATTTCTAAATCTATTTTACTCAACTTTTGCCTCCTTGGCTGTTTCCCTGACAAACATTTTGTCTGCTGGGTATTGTTTAAATTTGTTAGACCAAAATTCTGCATTAATAAATCTCTGTGTCATCTGTAATTGTTCGTCGCTAAACGATTGTAACATTTTTTTTCCTGCAGAGCAACCTAGCAACATCCATGGACTTATCTTGCCTTGTTGAATATGTTGCACAGCTCTGTTTGTGTTTACTAGTCTAAAGTAGTCTGACCATTGTGCATTCTGCTCCTCAGCCCAGTCCATCATTGTAGCAATGGTTCTCTGAAGTGCGGCCTCAACTGGTTCTGATTTCATAGTTGCTATTAGGTATGTTTCGTACAAATCATCACGTGACCAATAATCAAGTTTTACTTTAGAAGTGATCACAAAGTCTATGTACTTCTCTGGGTACAACGGGTTGATGTGCATGATGTATCTGCCAAATTTTACAAATGCATTGTAGTAAGGTGAGTTACAAAAATCGTCATAAGTTTTTTGTTTCATGTTGTGCTGATGTATTTGATAGAATCTTTGGAAAACCATGAACGCATTCACGACCCACTTTTCATCTCTTTGCAGATATCTTCTTTTGGGCTCGCACAGATGTACTTGCAGTGTTCGTTCCTTAGCAAACTCCTTGCCACAGTATGTGCATTTATATTTTTTCGATTCCATGTTCCTCTAATAATTGTTCAAGCTCTCGGTCAGTGATTACTGCATCTAATGTTTCTAGATCTGTTTCTTTAGCATTTGGATACAACTGTTGCAACTGTTTCAGCGACTTATTAGGTACACGTTTCATTGGTTTTATCCATGGATGGAACTGTGGTTGTAACGCACCACACATAGCAGTAAGTATCCAACATAATTTTTTGTGTTTACTCGATAGAGTGAACAGATGCTTATTCACACATTCATTGACCATTTCTACATAATGCTCTATATAAAATTTATCTTTGGACGACACACTAGATGCATATCTCATCAACATATAGGGCGAGTACAATGATTTTTCATGATCATCTATTCTATCATAATAGTCTTTGTTCCTGTAATCCACTGCTTTAAGGCCATTACGTAATTCAAAAAATTTTCTTTTACTTTTTTGTTTTTCCGGCATATTTTAATCCAAATGTTGTGCAATCTTTTGGCGACACAAAAGTTAATTTTATTTTATTATGTAAATGTTGTAAACCTGAAAGTTTATCATTTAATTTAGATTTGGACAGCCAATCAAAAAAATCCATTGCCCATTTACCATCATCCATCCATACAGGTGTGCCGTCTGTAGTCACTATGATTGGCGCTTCTATTTTAATTGTTTTTCTACCAGACTGAGCCATAATCTAACTGTTCACATTGTCTTGATATGTCCTTAACGAAATAAGCACACATCGGTTTAGGACCATTGGTTAAAGGAACTGCAAGTAACTGTCCTGATTTAACTTTTGGAAAGTACCATTTCACTTCGGTGTAGATATCTACAACATCAATGGGATAAAAGTCTGGTTTAGCACTCGACAAGGGATTGAAAGTAAAAGCGTCAAACCCTCTATCGTTTAAACTTGTTATAGGTAATACATGCATTTCAGGTTGTCCTTGCTCGCCTATCAACATCTTCCAATCCAACGGCATCTTAATCTTGTGTTTGCCAATTTGTAACACAGCCGCCGGGGCATTAAAACTTTCTAAAAATATTAATGGTATGTAAAAGAAATCTGGTTCGTTTGGATCCGAATTGTCCAACACAGCGAAACGTAAATGTTCATCTACATATTCTGGTATTTTTTCTAGTGTATAACTTTTATTATCTAGTGTAAGGATTTTCATAATTTATCTTTTCTATATTATACGGATAATTTGCCTCTTTGTAAAACTTTTTCCTTGCACCGAGATGTCTTTTTGCAAATTTGCAACTGCTGGTAATATCCCATATCTGTACATTGTCTTTGTCTTCTGCTTTACGAATGCCTCTGCCTATGCTCTGTATAACTCTCACGAATGATTTACCAGGTTCAATAAGAACAAGATTAAATATCCTAGGAATATTAATTCCAACGGATGCGACCCCGTAAGTTGCAATAATGATTTTATTTTGTGTTGTAGACACTTCATCGTAGTGTTCTTTCCTTTCTAAATTTTTTGTTGACCCTGATATAAACACAGAATCTTTTAAGTTTTTTTGTAGTATTTCGCCCGCGGAAATTCTGTCTACTAATATTAAAGTGTTTCCCGAAGTTGAAATATCATTTATTGTTTTGGCTACCCAGGTCATCCTGGTAGTATCCGTAGTTAGCCATTTTAATTCTTCAGCATAGGTTTTGAACTGTGGATGGTCTTGTGTTTGCAAAACATTCACGTGACAGTTTGCAAGTACACCTTTGTCCTGCAATTCACTTGCTTGTATTCTATGTGTCACATCACCTATGCTACATTTCAAACCCATAAATTCGTATTCTGCTTTAGGGACAGTACCTGTCAGCCCCCAACGTATTCCGCAGTGTGCAAAAGGCCCAGTCAGTAATCTTTTCAGTACATCTGCCTTGGCCATGTGCACCTCATCTATAATTACTGTGTTGATTCCTTTTATGGCCTCTGCAAATGCTTCGGAATGTTCGTCTTTACTTTTCTTTTCTAATACATTCAATGACTGCCATGTTGCTATTGTGTTGAATCTACCTAACTCTTTTCGGTCTCCATAGTACACACCTACATCTAGATTACAAGCAAGGAAGTCTTCCTCTGTTTGTGTTACTAGGCTTTTGTTTGGCACTATTGTTAGTGTACGTCCATATGGTTCTACTAGTTGACACAATGCCGCAGTAATAATTGTCTTACCTGCTCCTGTGGCTATCTCTTGGATACACTGTGGATTTTCTATAAATTTGTTTATTGTTTCTACTTGATAATCTCTTAATTCTATAGGTTGTCCTGCCATTGGGTGTGTATCAGGCCACTTAATGTCTGACAAATAATTTTTATCAATAGCCTTAAACTCAAAGTTGTGAGGTGTTCTACGGTCTTCGAAATCTACATACACTCCTCCGTCTTCTAGGATTGGTAATATTTCTTCTACTAGACTCAAGTAAGTAGAGCCACCCAGACCAAAAAAAGAAACCTTTCCGTCCCAACGTCCCAACTTGAATGCTGGAAGATGTCTGGCATATGGTATTTCGTATTTGAATTTGTTGGTAAGTTTTTTTCTCCACTCTAGAGATAAGTTTTCAAACTTTACGTTTACTTCATCTTTTATTACTAATTTACATGAACTCATAGTTTTATTATAATGTTATCATGCCAATCCCAACTGCTTGGCTGACTATCACTATAATACAACTTTTTAGGCAAATTATCAAGTAATCTTTTCAAGTTATCGGTACCAGACGAAAAATAACCACCACCGAGAGTAACAAGAGAAGCTTTAGGCTTCACAGCAGATTTCATTAGTGATCTCGGTATTCTATTCCTCACAAACATCACTTTGGTATTTTTATCTATATATTTGAATTGTTTGCTCAGTTGGTGTAGTTCAAATAATTGTTCAAACTTTTCGTCTGGAAGATTATTACCAATAACAAATTCTTTATAGACAGATTCTTCTATGTCTTTTTCTCTTTTAGGTTCCTTCAAGTCAAAACCCCACGACATTTCTTTTAAGGGATCTATTCCGTTTCGTTCAAAAGATTTGATCCAATGCCAGTATTCTGATATATCTTCTGTACTTGATATCTCTCCGGATACAGGCATTATAATAGGAAATGCTTCTAGTTCTTTGAGTCCTGCAATAACTTCATCTCTACTATATTCGTTTCTGTCTATCCATATTTTATGATTGGTGCATTGGGCAATTTTTTTTGCGGTGTACGTTTGTGTTGTAATATTCATATTGTTTGGCATCTGTACATAAAGATTTTTTAGTGCATCAACTTGCTGTACAACTTTTTTATCTTTCAAATTCTTTTCCCAATACTCTTGCAAAGATTCTGGGGCATCGTTCAGTACAATATGTCCTCCGATCATATGTGCAGTTGGTTGTTTGTAATTTTTAATCTCGTTTTTCACGACATCATACTCGTCGAGTAATGTTTCGTTGATAAATTTGAAATCATATCTTACTGCAATCAATGTAAGATAATATGTTGTAACATCGGTCTGTTTGAATGTCCACGTTTTGCTTTCACCGTCGTACCTTGCATAGCTACTAGGCAAGCCTTTCCTGTCCTTAAGGCATCTAACTAGTTGTATTATCTTCTTGTTATAAGGAAATTTTAATTCAATTTTATCCTCATCTTCGTCGATATATTTCTCAATAGTTTTTTCAAAACTGATAACTCTAAAAGCATCATCATATACAGGAAGATCTAGCAATTTTTTTATATCCATTCCGTGTTTTTGAAACTTTGTAAGATATCTTTTTAGTATTACAACTGCTAGTTTTGCCTGTTTCTCGGTCCAGGCATACTGTGCCTCTGCTAAGGATTTGACTGTCTCGATATCTTTGTTGTGGGGATTAATACGACCCTTTTGGCTGTCTTCCCAAAAATAATCATTATATGCTAGTATTTTAAGTGCTTCGTTAATTGTTTTTGGTAAATCTGTGTGCATTTTATCCTGGTGTTTCTTGATAATTATTAGTATATTATAGCATAACTGGTAATATAGTCAACCATGAAAAAACAGAAAAAAGCAAGAAAACATAAAACTAAAACTCTCAAAAAACAGTTTAAGGAAGTTCTGACTGTGAAAGAAGATGTTAAAGGATATAAACCAACACCTATGGTTGTTCTTCATTGGTATAGAAGATTAAATCAAATGCTTTTTGGTAATAGATTACCAAGTGTAGAAATACATATTAAAAAATTACATCATGATTGGGGTAGATGCGTTGCTGATTGGGACAATAGACAATGTAGAAAAGGAACGTACAATCAAAGAGTAATTCCTTATGATAAAGCAGATGTATTTTACAGAATAGAATTACATTGTAAGTTTCCTAAATGGAAGGACTTCATCGAAACCCTAGCACACGAAATGGTACACTTATATCAAATGACTGTATTGAAAGATCCTTATTCAAATCATAACGCAAACTTTTATGCGTTCGTACCAAAATTTAAGTCTGCTGGTTTAAGACTTTATCGTTAAATTCTTTATAGTTTAACAGCTCAAATCTATTGCTTCCATCCTCGAATGCAGGATTGCATACTTTTAAATAATCCGGTGGATTGTCATGTACAACTGTAAACTTGCAGTCGTGTCTCATTTTTTGCAATCCTCTAAATTGCCGCAACCAACCTTCAAAAATTGTATCGCTGTGCCTCGGTCCGTAATTGACTGTGTCTTGGTAGATGTTGTTCTGTTGGCCCTTTCCATATTCTCTAAATTCAAAACCCAACAATACAATATGTTTGTGTCCATGCACACAGGCTGTCCACATAGCCGCGTTACCCGATATCCAATGTGGATTGTTAGGTATTAGGTTTAACATGTCCTTGTTTTGTTTCCTGTTGACTTCAAGAGATGGTGCATAGTGTACAGTCTTTAGTCCGACTTCATCTTCGCACATTTTTGATGTCATCTGTGTATCGACAGAAAATATATAGTCTGGCCAAAAATCTCTGTACAATGCGTTGCATCCGTATGTCTGTCCTGTATTTTTTAGAACATTTAGATCAAAACCTTTACGTGAAGGACCGTTACCAATAATATAAGCATTACCTCTAGGCACTGCTTTGACTTTGTCTTCATAGAATGCAGTCTCTTGAATTTTCTTTCCCTTCCTTATGATTGTTTTGACAATGATGGTTTCGCCTTTGTATTGTGTCCATTCTATCTGTGGGAACGGATCTGCCTGTGTACGTAAATTAACTTTTTGCATATTTTTCAACTAACCTTCCTTTAATTCTTTTCCATGGTTGCCCTGCTCGTATTTCATCCTCTCGCCATTCTGTGTAGGCCAATTTCTGTGCCCATTGTACTCTGTTTGGCATAGCAGGATTATTGATGTCACGTAGTTCTGTGTTGCCAACATCCAAACACAAACTAGATTTAGAAACAAAAACAGGAATGCCTGCGAACACTGCCTCCATTGCAGGATTAGAACTGTGATTGACAACTGCCCATGTCCTGTCAAGTGTGGCTTTGAAATCTGTATCATCAATGGTATTATAATCCCTTTTAGGTAATCTGACTTTGACGTTATTATACTTCCCTTCATCTAGATTAAAATGATTACGAGGATGAGGCCTAACCAATATTGGTCTAGTGGTGTATTGTCGTATTTCTTTTATTTGCTGTTCAATCCATTGTTGCATTTTTGGAAGTCCTTTCCACTGCTCACTGGCATCGTGTTGTCCACATATTACAATCATGTCGCCTGTGGGATTCCATGGTCTTAAAGTTTTGTTTAACATAGGCCATCGTTTGTCATCAAAATCTTGATTGGCAAAATCGGCATCGTTGTTAATTCCGTTGATGCCTAACTTAAAAGTTATGTTACGTAGGAGTCCACCAACCTCTATCACTATAACAGGCTTGCCAAGATTTCTAAATTTTTCCCATATTTGTTTGTAACCCGACATCCTGCCAAGCCATAGCACTGACCAAATTACAGCAACATCTGAATTTTCTTCTTTGTCTACAATTACTTCTTGCCCGTCTTCTTTGAGGCTATGAATGAACGCATCAAAGATAGGTTTTGAATTAAGTGGACCGTATTGTGTGAAAACACTTATTCTCATGATGCAGGTCTATTCTTCCAATAATCAATTTGTGACACATCGGCAGGAGCATCGCTTCTCACTGGACGTAGATCATTTTTTGCACTAGTGCCTGTTTTTTTACGTTTACCTTTTAAGTGATCCATGTATAGTCCCAATTCGCTATTAACAAATACGTGATGCCCTTTTACACCTTTAGCATAACCAATGTCGTTTACTTTTATGTTTTGTTCATTTTGATATTTTTTTGTAAGATGCCAAAATACATACGAGTCGTGCCATTCTAGTAACTCAAAAACTTTATCAGTATTGTATAGTTCTTCCCAATCGTTTACAAAGTTTTGTATTTTAGGATGTTTAAGATTGTATCCTACAAATCCACATTCGGGATACTTTCCGCCGTCGTTTAACTGAAAACGTTCTCTTCCTAAATAAGTCAACATTGTATCTGCAGGTAAAAGATTTGTTAAAAAATCTAACGGAACATCTCTGAACGTAAATGTATCTGCATCTATCCAGACTACATAGTCGTATCCTTCTGAGTTACGTACAGCATTTATAACACTGAATACTTTATTAGAAAATCTTACTGCGTCCCAAAGAAACGAACCTTTGTTGGCATCTTTGCCACCACCTGTTTTAAGTTTTTCAGATCTACGAACACCTCCCGGAATCTCTTCGAGCTGTCCACATGCTACAGGATCGTTTTTGTGTTTACTTTTAAAAGCAAATAATTTTGGTTCTGCATTGTTTAGATCTACCCAAGTAATTTTTTCGTTATCAAAATTTGGTTTTGGTTCTTCGTTGTACACTGTGATATCTATATTGTTTGGGAAATGATCTAGCATGGATTGTACTCCACGTTTTGCAAATGATTCCCATGTGCCCGGCTTATAAGATGTAATAACTTTTATTTTCATAATCCAAGTTTTTCCTTAAATCTTTTAAAAACTGTTCCATTTATAATTTCTTCATTCGTCCATTGCTTATACCCGATATCGTATACCCATTGATCTCTGTCAGGATATTCTGGATTTTCAATTTTGTTTAAATCTTTATTTGCTACTGGCCAAGCAAGTGCAAGATCTGAGGTGCAAAAGGTAGGTATTCCACGAACACAAGAGTCGATGCAGGCAGTAGAATTGTGAGTAACAACAGCATGACAATTATTTAAAGCATCTTGGTAGTTGAATCTGTAGTACTTTTTTTCATCTCCTTCAAAAAACTTTTGTCCAATTATAACTTCTACATCTTTAGGAAATTCGTCTTTTCTACTTTCCATTTTTGCAACATGATTAGGATGCGGTCGAACCAAAAACTTTCTACTAGTGAGTGGCCTAATTTTTTTATATACGTCATTAAACCAATCGATTGGATCAAGTTCGTTCATGCTCCAGTTGTCTTTTGGTTGCAATACAAATAGTATAGGGTCTTCTGGATTTGATTTACGCCACGGATTATATTGTACGTTCCATAGCTTCTTCATCATTTCCCATCTATCCGGAGGTGAGTTGTCACTTAAAAAATTGCCGTTGTTCATCGGAGAGTACAAAGCAACACGCCAATGATGTTTAGTATGTGTTACTGTGTTACCAAAACTAGATAAGATACCTCCGTCAAAAGTAATAATATAGATGCCTTTTTTCTTTGCACGTTCTACAAGATCTCTCCTTCTACCTTTTGTATGGTGTAACTGATTAGTGCCGCCATACCCAAACATACATCCAATAGGTGCAGTAGGCTCCATTTCGTTGTCTGTCCATGGACCGATTTTATTTTCATTTACAATTATTGGGTTGTCGCCACAGGCACGAATGCCGGTAGCCATGTCTTGTAATAGATCGTAACTTGCTCCTCTCTTTCTGTCCTTGACTGTTCTTCTAAAAATTTCAACGTCCATCTAATACCTCCAAATAATATCCACTTCTAAACTCCTGTTGTGTGAACTGTCCATAGGCTAAGGAATAAAATACCGGCCTAGGATCTTCATACAATGGTGTTTCTATCTTACTGAAATCTTGTTCTGCCACTGGTAGGCATGGATTATCAAAGTTTGCAAAAACAGGCACACCATTTGTCAATGCTTTAATTGTGATCGAGCTGTTAAATGTCACAACAGCATGGACCTTTTCCCATTCAAATGGTTTACTTGGTTGATTGTTTTCGCTTTGTCCCGGTTGCATCTGTCCTTTATCGTCTATAACTGCTGGTGGGTTATATGGTTTTTCTCTGATCACTAATTCTCTATCTGTGTGTTTCTTTAAAATATTTAATGTATCATCAAGCCAATTCTTCCCGTCAAACATTTCTGCCATGGCATGACTAGGCGGTACAACCAAAATATACTTGCCATTTTTATGGAATGGTTTTATATCATCTTTGAATGTGGCCTTGAATCTATCATCCGGTTTATGATCTTTAAATGTTTTGACATGCTGATTTTTTACACATCTCATCCAATACGGAGATTTTCTACTCTCCCCCCAGTATGGTCTATCTATGTAATAAAAGTTTTTTTTATTTTCTTGAGCCCATTTGTATACCAAATGAGTACCCCTCAGCACTCCCATGAATACTACCTTGTCACAGTTTTCGGATTGTAAAATATCTGTATGTGCAACTACATTTGCATTCATACCTTTAGCGGCCGCTTCTACATATTTCTCAGTAATAGGCCTATTGGTTCTAACCCCATAGTGCATTATCTAACTTCCTCCACATCATACATTTTTGCATAATGTCTTCTAAACTCTGCTATGATGTTAATACTCCGTCTGTGTAGTTTTGGATTAATTCTATTAGATACACTATGCACTGTATTGGCATTACAATTACAAAACATTACAAAGGTGTTTCTTTTGTAGGGAACTGTTGTGTGTACATCGCCTAAATCTTCTGCATAAACTTGTCTGCCGCCTTTCATGTCTACCTTTTTAACATCATTCTTCACAGTGTGTATTTGAAAATCACCTCCTGTGCTATCGTCGTCTTTGTACGGCATGTAAAGTAATCCAGCAAACATTTCCATAGGATTGTCGATATGTGCAGTACGAGAAGTAGTTTGTGTAATTGGTTTGTGCATTACAACTTGGCAATCACTCCATAAATTTATTTCTTTTCCTGCCCACCCTCTTGCACCGAGGTTATGTGGTAAGTCATGCATGAGGTCTGTTAGTTTTGGT